CAGTTAATGGTACAACAACTACTCTTAATTCTACAACATTAGAAATCGATGATAAAAACATCGTATTGGCTTCAGGAGCAGCAAATGCAGCTGCAGCAGATGGAGCTGGTATTACTATCGATGGGGCAAATGCAACAATTTTATATGATGCTAGTGAAGATAAGTTTTCATACAGCAAAGGTGTAAAATATAATGGCGAAATTGAATATGACAATCCAGTCACATATACTTCTCCATTCCAATATTATGCAACAACAGTAGCCACAGATACTACTTTAACTGGTGTTTCAGGTTATGAAATCAGATCAGGCTCTAGCATTATTAATATAACTGCTGGGCAAACACTAACTATTTCCGCTGGCACTTCTGTTACAATTGGATAACGGTATAAATAGATTAGACAATAAACGTTTTATTAAAGGATAGGAAAAATATGAGCACGCTAGTCGTTTCAAATATTGTCCCATCTGGAAGTTCATTGACAGTAGATACTGCCCAAACGGTATTTGATTCTACAGATTCAATTAAGATTCCGGTTGGTACGACAGCTAATAGATCTGTAGCTCCTGCTGCAGGTATGATTAGATATAATTCAACTACATCTCAATTTGAAGGTTATGGCCCTGGAGGGTCATGGGGCTCACTTGGGGGCGTTATGGATGTTGATCAAGATACATATATTTTGACAGAAACATCTGCTGGTAATGATGATGACACGTTAAACTTATATGCGGCAGGTACTAATATTGCTTCTTTAAGTCAAACGGATTTCAATGTTAAAATTGCCGCCGATTTTGATAGTAGCGTAAATATAGATGGCAGTTTAACTTTAGGCGGAGTCAATCTTGGTACCGCCTTTGTATCTGCATCTGTAAGTAATGATACAATTACTTTTACAGACGCTGCAGGATCAACTTCTTCAGTAAGTATTACGGACGATGGCCTTTCAACAGAGGAAGTTCAAGATATTGCTGGCGGAATGTGGTCAAGCAATACTGAATCTGGTGTAAGTGTTACTTATCAAGATGCGGATGGTACATTAGATATTAATGTTAATGATCCAACTATTACATTGACTGGTGCAGTTACTGGTTCAGCAACCATGACGAATCTAGGTAATGTAAGTATTGCAACAACCGCAACAGCTGATCCTACTCTTACAATTAGTGGTGACGCTAGTGGTTCAGCAACATTTACAAATTTAGGTAATGCTACACTATCGTTGACAATTACCGATGATTCACACAATCACGTAATTTCTAATATTGACAATTTACAATCTTCTTTGGACGGTAAAGCTGCGTTATCAGGAGCAACATTTACAGGCGACGTTACTGCGCCGAACTTTAATACTACTTCAGATGCTGCAGTAAAAGATGATATTATGACAATTGATTCTCCATTGTCTGTACTTTCTGATCTTCGTGGTGTAAATTTTGACTGGAAACAAACTGGTAAAAAATCAATGGGTGTTGTAGCTCAAGAAGTTGAAAATGTGCTACCATATCTTGTTGCCACTGATTCAAATGGTTTGAAATCAGTTAACTATCAAGCGATGGTTGGTCTACTTATTGAATCTGTAAAAGATCTTCAAGAACAAGTAAAAAAACTTTCTAAATAAGGTAATATAATGGCAAATCCAACTACAAGACAGGAATTAGTTGACTACGCTCTTCGTAGATTGGGCGCGCCTGTTATTGAAATTAATGTTGATGACGACCAACTAGAAGATCGTGTAGACGATGCTCTACAGTTTTATCAAGAGTATCATTCAGATGCAACAATGCGTGTTTATCTAAAACACCAAATTACTGCAACTGACGTAACAAATGGTTATATTACATTAAACGATAATATTTTATATGTGAAGCGTGTATTTCCTATCGGCGATTCACAATCAAGTATTAATATGTTTTCTGTAAAATATCAAATGCATCTGAATGATATTTACGATCTTTCTTATATTGGCGACTTAATGTACTATGAAATGGTACAACAATATGTTTCATTGTTAGACATGAAACTAAATGGTAGTGGTGAGTTTGTAAGATTTAATCGTCATATGAATCAATTACATTTAGATGTAAATTGGGAATCAGATATTAAAGAAAATGATTATGTCATTGTTGAATGTATGAGAATTGTAGATCCATCAACTTATTCTGATGTCTATAATGATATGTTCCTTAAGCAATATGTAACTGCTTTAATTAAACAGCAATGGGGTGCTAACCTTATCAAATTTGAAGGTATGCAACTTCCAGGTGGTGTAACATTAAATGGTCGTCAAATGTTTGATGACGCAACTGAAGAGATCAGACAGATCCGAGAGCAAATGCAGCTCAATTATGAAATGCCACCAGACTTTTACGTAGGATAATCCATTGGCTACTAACGTATACTTCTCGCAAAAGGTAAGAACCGAACAGGACCTTTACGAAGATATTGTCATCGAATCCCTTAAAATGTATGGGCAAGATGTGTATTATCTTCCCAGAGAAGTAGTGCAAGAAGATAGCATTCTCAATGAAGATATTGAATCAGTATTTGATGACGCTTACATTATTGAAATGTACATCTCAAATATTGATGGCTTTGAAGGCGATGGTAATTTACTTTCTAAGTTTGGTGTTGAGATTCGAGACCAAGCTAACTTTATCGTTTCAAAGAAACGTTGGAACCAATATATTGGTGTTCAAAACGCAGGGACTAATAGTTTAAGACCGAGTGAAGGTGACTTAATATATCTTCCACTTTCTCAATCTTTGTTTGAGATTCGTTTTGTTGAACACGAATCTCCATTCTATCAATTATCAAATCTTCCAACATATACACTACAATGCGAATTGTTTGAATACTCAGGTGAGCAAATTCAAACTGGTATTTCAGATATTGATACAGTAATGGAAGACATATCACAGCAGCTTGTATTAGTTGTCAATAACTCAAATGGAACAGAATTTGCTATTGGTGAAGATATTCAACAAGAAATTGGCGATACTGACGAATATGTAACAGGCCGAGTAGTTTCTTATGAAACTGTTGATGCTACAACTAAAAAGCTATTTGTAACTGGTTGGGCCACTACTGACGGAAAATACCACTCATTCACTAATAATATTATTGACGGTAATACCTCTGGTGCTCAATGGACAGTTACTGATGTGTATAATATTGATGATCCAATTACAAATAAAGCTTTAAATGATTCTCAATCACGTAACCAAGAATTTGAATTAGAAGCTGAAGGAATTATTGATTTCTCTGAATCCAATCCATTTGGTGAGATCGGAGGTTAACTATGTTATCAGATCATTTTTATCATGCATCAATTAGAAGAACCATTGCAGCATTTGGTACTATCTTTAATGATATTAAAATTATGCGCAAAGGTTCAGATGGTGAAGTAAAAAATATTATGAGGGTTCCATTAGCATATGGACCTAAGCAAAAGTTTCTTGCAAGATTAGAATCACAAGCGTCTCTTACAGATCCAAAAGTGGCAATTAAGTTGCCGAGGATGTCTTTTGAAATTACTTCTTTAGCATACGACGCAGCAAGTAAGTTACCAAAAATGAACCAAATTGTCCGCGGATCTGGTATTACAAGAGACGCAATTTATACTCATGCTCCATATAATATGGGTATTACTTTATCAATTATGGCAAAGAACCAAGATGATGCTTTGCAGGTAATTGAACAAATTATTCCGTATTTTCAACCAGAATATACGATTACAATTAATGAAGTACCAGAGCTCGGGATAAAATCTGATGTACCTATTATATTATCAAGTGTAGGATTAGCTGAAGACTATGAAGGTGATTTCTTGTCTCGTAGGGCTATTGTCTATACATTGGACTTTGAATTAAAAGTAAAATTCTATGGTCCAGTTCAACAGCGAGGTGTTATTACTAAAGCAGAAGTTGATATGATTAATGCTGAAGCAGAAGATCCATTTGGATTCCTTGAGGAATATATTGCAGATGGAACTAACGCAAATGGCGACTTTGATAATGTTATTGAAGGTAAAGATGAAGTTGATGACGGAGAAATTACTCCATGAAGCATGATAAAGACGATGTAGATGACGATTATGATTTTGCTCGAAGTAAATATTATAATCTAGCAGAAAAAGGCGATGAGGCCATAGATCTTATGATGGAATTAGCCCGTGAGTCTGAGCATCCAC